CCGACGTAATCCTTATGGGTTACGACCAGTTTGACCGACTGTCTAGCCTCTTGCAGGCACAACAGCGGTACATGGACTGGGGAGAGTTTGTGGTCAAGGTTGGGGACGAAAGTACCCTCCCGGGTTCGCATGCTGGATTCCAGGTTTCGACCTATAGGGGAATTCCAGTCATCGTGGATCCTGACATCCAGACTTCCTATACGGCTGCGGATGCAGAACTTGGCTCTAACGTGTACGTCCTGGATACGAGATATCTGGAACTCGCTATTGCTGCTCCTACGCAGTACATCGACAACCGGGATTTCTTCCAGGCTAATGCCTTCGTCCTTCGTGGACTCTTCTACACCATCGGTGAGTTGAGGGCACTTCGTATGGATACACATTCCAAGATTACGGATCTAAACGCCTAAGGGCGTTTGGGTGGGCAATAGATGGGTAGGGGGTTAAAATCCTCTACCCATTTAACAATTAAATAGTTTTTCTTACTAGAAGTATCTAGAGGAGACTCTGGAGAGGGCGGGATTTCGGAGGTATCTAGTAAGGAAGGAGTTTTAGATGGCACTGACATTTGCTACGACAATAATTCATGAAACTGTTTTTGGTAACAAGAGAATTGTTACCGCAGACGTAGTTGCAACTGGAACAGGCACAGCCACAGGCGATGCTTTTGCTCCAGATGCTCTGGGCCTCAGAGGTTTTGACGTACTTCTTATAGGCAACTCCAACACCATTAGTAGCACAGGAACAGCCACTACGGCTGAAGACGTTGGATATCACGTTTCCTACGATTATGCCAATGAGAAATTGCTGTATACACAGGCTGACGGAGACTCAGGCGCACACGTTGCATCTACGGCTCAGTTGACCAACACTACAGTGCGGGTGATGGCAGTAGGTTACTAGCCTTAACAATTACATACAGGGTTGGAGTGGTACGAGTCAGCTCGACTGCTTTTAGAAGTTTTTTCGAAGGGCAGTTGTTTTATGGCTGCCCTTTTTGTTTTTAGGTATTAGAGGAATATATGGCCCGTCGAAATTGGAAACAATGTGCATGTGGAGCCAAACTCCGTGTAAAGAGTGGAGAAGCGTTGTGTTTTACTTGTAAGAGCAGAGAACGTAGGGAGGTGAAAAAATGAATTTACGTCATTTTATGGGGAAGATTCGTCCACAAATATTTCTCTCTCTGTGCCTGTTGGGAGCTATCGCTATTATAGGAATGCAATATGGACTGAATGAAGTCACAGTTGGTTGCATCGCAGGCATAATTGCGTTGAGCAAGGATGTTCTTCAGTCGGATTCCGGTCCAAGCGATGAGTCGTAAGGCATGGTTGAGGAGGATAACACTCAAACAATAGAGGATCAGCTACAAGAAGCAAACGCAAAAATTGTAGATCTTGAGGCAAAGACAAAAACTACCCTCACTGGTTCCCAATTTTTGACTATAGTATTGATAGGACCGCTTTTCCTCGCATTTGTAACGTTAGGTGTGTTAATTGTATGGAAAACGACCTCAAAACCTGCGGAAATCGCACCGCACCTTGACATTATTCTTGTGGCCTTTGCAATCTTCGCTAATCCAGTTACCGCTGCTTCGGCAGTAATAGTGGCTATTATGCAAGATGACATGAAATCGAAGAATAAGGATGATTCGTAATGGCGAATAATGACCATAACAATAAACCATTTATGAGGAAAAAACTTTCCTGGAAGATTCCCTCCCTGAAGATTCCTGCGCTTAATCTTAAGCTGGGTAAACTTGGCTCCTTTACGTTTCCCAAGTTCTGGAATTTTAAAGTTCCTATACCTGGGGGAATCTATATGGGCGGGGGGAAGCTGATTGTTGGCTCTTTAGCAACCGTTGCTATTGGCTTCCTCGCTTCGTTGTTTGTGTTGATTTCAAGTGGGGACCAAGAAATTACGTGGCCCATGCTAGGCGCAGCGTATGTGGCTCCATCCATGATAGGAAATCCTGTAGTAGATAGAGAGTTTCCCTCGGACCGATCTCAAACCTTGCAGATAAATATCCCAGCAGGTATTCGACTGGATGAAGTTTCTTTCACTAACGTGTCATTGGGGAAAGTTGGCATCACGGACGCTTTTCAAATTACTGGCACTTCCACTTCGGATGTCATCACAATAGATACATTAATTATAAAAAATAGTGAATTTCCAACAATGGATTGGGCAAATGGAGATATTTACACATTAACTGCTACCGTAGATGTAGTTGCCGCAGGTCACACGTTCAGCATGACTATGGCTTCCACAACGAACGATGTGATAATTGGAAGTGGAAGAGGAGCGACTTCATATATAGCGAAAGACATGGTGGTTGACAGAATTATAATCAACCAAACGACAAGTGGTGGTGATGTGTTGATTGACACCATGACATTGGACGGAGTTCGTGCTTTTGCGGGGGCTTTTAACGCAGATTACTTTGAGATAGGCAGACTTATTCTCGAAAATGTGCGAATAGGTGACGATGGAGATATTAATTCAGCAGATTTCATTATAAATTCGTCAGTTTCGGTGAATACAGTCAATGACGGAGTCCTGGAGGAGCCGGTTTTTATAAGATAGTTAGGATGATAGGTTAAGGTTAGGAGAGGAAGATGGTTATTTTGGGAGCGATACGGTTAGGATTGGCAATAGCCAATAGATTGAAAGATTGGGAAGATAGAGTGGATATGTTAGAAACTTTAACGGTAGCTGTTGGTGATGATGGAAAATTAACACCTGTAGAGTGGGCTAAAATTGGTAAACGTTTGGGCGTGTTTGATGTTAAGTAGATTAATGTCTTGGTTTTCTAGAAGGATTGGCAGATTGAAAGGCCATGAATTTGGCGTAGTGAGATTTGGTCCCGCAGAATTGCCTATGGTTCCCTTTAAACATCCCCATATGGGCAAGGTAAAGCTTTTTTATGTGGATGCAAAAGTACGAGATAAATTATCTGAGGTACAGGAATAATGCCAGCACCTGACTTGCGGACACAAATTGAATTAATGCAGCCTCTGCCCAATTATCGTGGATTTACGACTACCACTTCTTCTGCAAGTGCTACGACTGTAATTGATGTGGCTACCGTTATGGAAGAGGCAAATCGAGTTACTTTCGTAGTTGAACTGGGCGATTTATATGTAAATTTTAACGGCGCCGCTACCAGTGACGGAAACTCGATGTTAATTCCAGCGGGGACCGGTTACACAGAAGAAGCGATGCGTATTACTGGATTGATCTCAGTAATGAGGGTCGGAATTACGAATGGTCGTATTCGTGGGTGTGTGTGGGGCAGGTAGATGACTTATCCACATCAATTTAAATCACAGGAGCAAATTAAGCTCAGGCTTGGATTTGAGCTTATGCAGCCTTTTGAATCTTTTAAGCCTTTCTCGTTGACTACTAGCGGATCTACGGCGGAAACGGTGGTCACTATTTCAGAGTTTATGACGGAAGCTAATAGCATTACTTTGATTGTTGACCGGGCGGACATGTATATAAATTTTAACGGGGATGCTACAACATCTGGCACTTCGATGCTACTTCCCGCTGGCACCGGATACACAGAAGACTTCATCAGACTGACTGGGAAGATTTCTATCATACGTGCGGGTTCATTCAATGCGAGAATAATTGGTGCCGTTTGGGGCACAAGCTAATAGAGTTATGGGGGACTTAGGATGCCATTAGACAAGGGATTTGAGTTTCGTTTTGGGGAGCATGAATTTCGGACAGTACGGGAATCAGTTGCCGCTCCTGTCAGATTTGTTCCGATAGATAAAACTTTGGCTACGACCAATACGGCAGAAGATTTGGTAACTACTTCTCCTAGTGTGCCTGCATTTAATCTAGTTACTAATCCACATATGGTTTCAGGTGGAGATCCTCCTACGGGATGGACTGCTTTGAGCGCTACGGTGACCCGGGTAACCACTACTCCCAGAGTAGGGTCTCACTCTATGCAGGTAGCGACGAGTAATGCTACGGCTGTTGAGGGAGCCTATTTTGAAGCGGCGGGCATCCCCCCCGGGAATTATGCCTTATCCGTATATCTACGACGTACTGGCGGGGGCACTGCCAGAGTAAGGGCTTCTAGTGACGGAGGAACTACTTTCACTAATGGCAATACTGTGACTATGGCGAACAACTGGAACGGTAGAAGTACCGTAATTCATAAAGTGTCGCCTTCTCAGTCTAGTATTAGACTTTATATAGTTACCAATACCCAGCAGAATATAACGTACTTGGTAGATTCGGCTCAAATAGAGCCATCGTGGCAGGTGGTTATGGGTAGTGGAACGTCTACGAGAGACCCTAATCCACCTGGAGCGTCAGTGACTCCAGTTGTAGATCCCCTTAGTGATAGATTTTCAAGATGGCTCGGCACTACTGATGCTTCCAATTTGGTTCGTGAGCCGGGATTGAATGAGATTCATCATCTTTATATATATTCCAGTCATGCGACATATGTAGACTTCGATAGAACGGTAGCTATTAGAACTGCTGTGCCTCTGGGCTTCTATATGGCAGCAGGAATAGACTATAAACTAGATATACATAAAATAATTAAGAATCAGGTATCTTTTGTGAATGCGGCGGGATCTGAGACTCCAAGAGTTATTGGTTATGCAATGGGCTATTAGGGGGCTTCCCAGATGGGACTTTTCAATGTTTATACAGTTTCAAATGCATACAGGAGTGATTATTTTCAGTATCTAAGCGAACAATGGTCAAATGATACTGATGAATTCACTGGAGCTTGGAACCGTAGTAGCGAATCTTTAATTACTCGTGTCAAAACCGATACGGACATGCCGAAGGCGCAGAT